GTTTTTAAGTAAAGACGGAATGCTTGCAACATATGATAACTGGAGAGATATCACACAGTGGCCGGAAGTGCCAGGAGCGGTAAAGCTCCGTGACCGCAGTATCAAAAAACAGGGAAATCCATTAGAAAAGAAAGGAATCGTCGGTGCGTTCTGTAAGACCTATACAGTAGAGCAGGCAATGGATGCGTTCTTAGGTGGTATCTATGAGCCATGTGATATGCATCCGGGCCGTTATACCTATACAGAGGGTTCAACAGTTGGCGGAGCCGTGTTATATGAGGATGGATTATTCTTATACAGCCATCATGCCACAGATCCTGCAGGTGGAAGATTATGCAATGCATTTGATCTGGTCCGGATCCATAAGTTTTATGAACTTGATTATGGATCAAAGGAAGGAACGCCGATCACAAGGCTTCCATCCTTTTCTGCAATGTGTGAGTTTGCGATGGAACAGCCAAATGTTGCAAAAGTCATTACTGCAGAACGATATGAACGTGCACAGTCCGAATTTTCACAGGATATATCAAAAGAAGATCTTGACTGGATGGAAAAGTTAAGCTGCAGTTCACAGACAGGAATGCCGAATAAGACGATCGATAACGTGCTGATCATTCTGGAGAACGATCCAAACTTAAAGGACCGATTATATCATGATGAATTTGCGAACAGAGCAACTGTCTGTAGACCGATGCCGTGGGAATTTCATCCGGAGTTTCCTTATAAGGATCGCGCATGGACCGATGAAGATGATGCCGGATTAAGACATTACATGGAGAAGACTTACGGGATCACAGGAGAAAAGAAGATATTAGACGGCATGGCGATCTATGCAAACCGACATAAAAGACATAAGATCCGTGAGTATCTTACAAGCCTTAACTGGGATGGGGTCAGACGATTAGATACGCTATTGATCGATTATTTCGGAGCAGAAGATTCTGAATATGTACGTGCGGCAACAAGAAAGACTTTGTGCGCTGCGGTTGCCAGAGCCATGCATCCAGGATGTAAGTTTGATTATATGCTGATCCTGTCGGGAGCGCAGGGCGTTGGAAAGAGTACGTTCTTTTCGATGTTGGGCAAAGACTGGTATTCCGATTCAATGAGTACCTTTGAAGGGAAAGATGCGGCAGAGATGGTGCAGGGCTACTGGATCATTGAAGCTGGGGAGTTGACTGGATTTAACAGATCAGAGATGAATGCGGTCAAACAATTCTTAAGTAAGAAAGAAGATGTTTATCGTATGCCGTATGGACGCAGGACTGCGAATTTTCCACGAAACTGTATCATCGTAGGAACTACGAACGATAAAGAGTTCTTAAAGGACAGAACAGGAAATCGTAGATTCTGGCCAGTTGGACTCGGAAAACAGAAACCAAAGAAGAACATCTTCCAGGAACTGCCGGCAGAAGTCGATCAGGTATGGGCAGAAGCGGCTGCAAGATGGATGTTAGGAGAGCCGCTGTATATGTCCGGAGATGTCGCTAAAGTGGCACAGGAGAAGCAGGAGACTTACAGAGAAGCATCTCCAAAAGAAGGTGTGATCAGAGAGTTCCTGGAGAAGAAGATTCCAACAGACTGGGCACAGAAGAGTGTTGCGCAGAGAAAGTCCTTTTTCAATAGCGAATTTCAAGTAAAAGATGAGAGCAACTTAGTAGAAAGGGACCGAATATGTGCGGCTGAAGTATGGTGTGAGTGCTTCGGAGGGGATCTAAAGCAGATGAAAAGACACGATATTATAGAAATCAATGGAATCTTAAATTGTATGCAAGGTTGGGAAAGAAGACAACTTGTAAGAGTTGGTCCGTACGGATCGCAAAGAGGGTATATCCGTGTTAACAAAGGGTAAAAAGACAAACAGTTGTTAACATTCAAAAAATATGGCTGTTAACAAAGATAACATTGTGTAAACATTCAAAGTTAACACCAAAAACCCAGTAAATTCAATGGCTGTAGCTATTGTTAACAATGTTAACATTAAGTTCTTTAAAAATAAAATATAAAGGGTAATAGTATAACGTACCCCATGTGCATACATACACGCGTATATATATAAGGGCAATATGTAAACACGTTAACAGCAAAGGAGAATGATATGAGAGAAAGCAGTATAGAATCCAAGTTAAGGGATGAAGTAAAAGAGGTCGGCGGTACGGCGTATAAGTTTGTATCCCCAGGCAATGCTGGAGTACCAGACAGGGTTGTAGTCCTTCAAGGCGGAAAATCTGGATTCGTAGAATTGAAACGTCCGGGAGAGAAAACGACACCGCTTCAGAAAGTCCAGATCCGTAAGATCTTAGCAACGGGGTGTTATGCAACCGTTCTTGATAACAAAAAAGATATTGACCGAGTGATCTGGGAGATCGAAGCATGGAATCCAGGCAAGGCCTTGGACAAGATCGCAGAGTTAGAACAGAGAGGCATGATATGAAATTTGTACCACACAATTATCAGCGATACTGCATTAACCGCATGATCACGGATCCGGTCTTAGGATTGTTTCTTGACATGGGACTTGGAAAGACAGTGATCACACTGACAGCAGTCAATGATCTGAGATTCAATCGGTTTGCAGTCCGGAAAGTTCTTGTCATCGCGCCGAAGAAAGTTGCAGAAGATACATGGACAAGAGAATCACAGAAATGGGATCACTTAAAGATGCTTCGGGTGATCCCAGTCCTTGGAAGTATCAAACAGCGGATCAGAGCGATCAACACACCCGGCGATATCTGGGTGTTATCAAGAGATAATGTCTCGTGGTTGGTTGATTATTACAAAAATGACTGGCCGTTTGACATGGTGATCATTGATGAGTTGTCGAGCTTTAAGTCCAACAAAGCAAAACGATTCCGAAAATTAAAAAGTGTCAGGAGTCACATCCACCGGATCGTAGGGCTTACAGGAACACCGACTCCGAACGGACTGGAAGACCTGTGGGCACAGATCTATCTTCTGGATGAAGGAAAACGACTAGGAAAGACTTTAACCGGATACCGTGATAATTACTTCACACCGGGAGCAAGAAACGGAAATGTGGTCTATGAGTATAATCCGAGAACATGGGCAGACGAAGAGATCAACGAACGGATTAAAGACATCTGTATCTCCATGAAAGCAGAGGATTATCTGGAATTACCAGAACGGATCGATAATGTCCGTCATATCAAACTTCCAGATAAAGCAAAGAAGCAGTATGAAGAACTGGAGAAGACGATGATCGCGGATATCGATGGAGAGACTATTGACGTTACAAGTGCAGCGGCTTTAAGTAATAAACTTTTGCAACTTTGCAACGGAGCTGTCTATGATGCAGATGGTATATACCATGAGGTGCATGACGAGAAGATCGAAGCCTTAAAAGAGATCATCGATGCAAATGCTGGAAAAGGAATTTTAGTGTTTTATAACTTTAAGCATGACAAGGCACGGATCCAGAAGGCTTTGAAAAAGAGCAAGCTTCGGATCGGGGAGTTAAAGAATCCGGACAGCATCACGGCCTGGAACAATGGGCAGATGGATATCCTACTTGCACATCCGGCAAGTGCAGCATATGGATTAAACCTTCAGGCAGGTGGTCACATCATTGTCTGGTTTGGACTTAACTGGTCATTAGAGCTATACCAGCAGGCGAATGCCAGACTGTACCGACAGGGACAAAAAGAGAATGTCGTGATCCATCATCTAGTCACTGCCGGCGGATATGATGAGAACGTCATGGATGCGCTGGAAGCAAAAGAAGTTACACAGGATTCGTTCCTGGATGCCTTAAAGGCAAGGATAAAGAGCGTGAAAGGAGAGAACGATGGGAAAGATTGATGCAAAGATGGAAGGCAGGACCGAAGGATTGGAACTTGCTTTACGCATTGTGAGAGAAGGCGGAGCAGAAGCCTTAGAGAGAGAAATGAAACACCGGAGAGTTACAGGGATCAAGGTTCCTGTCGATCATAGAGAAATGGATAAAGCGGCACAGAAGATCAAAGAGCAGATCCTGGATACTGTTCTTGCTATGAGCATCATGGTGCTAAGAGATGAGTTCGGTTTTGGCAAGAAACGGCTGGATCAGTTCAAAGCCAGATTTAGCTTGAAAACAGAATGTATGAATGATGGATTAGTTACATGGGCAGACATCCTGGAGGCAATCAGAGATGAGACTGGCATTGAGCTTACGATCCGATAAAATCGTTAAGGAAAGTTAAGGAGTGAATTAATTATGGCAAAGATCAGACAGAAGCTTGCGAAGGTCTATATTCATTCGCAGGATAATGGCAATGACTTTGGAATCATCGATCATCTGGCTGAGGTCGGATACGATGTCGATTTCGAAGTTGTGGATAATGGAGTTGGCAATAAGGTGATCTCATGTGAGATCTATGACGCAGGGGGGAGAAAGACAATGATCAAAAATAACAGGACAGCAATGAACGCATACAAGAAGACCAGAGAGAAACACGGTGGGGATCGTCCTCGCTGTGTAGTCTGTGGCGAAGTGATGGATCCAGAGGATGATGAGACAGAGTTGTCCAGAACAAAGAGAAGGACAGATTGTTTTGTACATAGGCATTGCGTGAAACACTGGGGAGACGTTTAAGATGCTGATGCAACACAGGTGACAGGAGGCAAGACATGGATAAGAAAAAGCTAAGGCAGTATCGATCTCTGAAGAGGGAGCAGAAGATGCTGGAAGAGAAAATGGAGAAACTGAATGAGAGAGCAGAGAGGATTCCGGCAGTCATTGGGAAAGTAAAAGGATCTATGGATACGTTCCCCTATATCGAAACGCACATGAGAATTATAATGGACGAGCCCAAGCAGGCAGATATGATCGATCGACAAATGAGGATTAATGAGCGGAGACGAGAACAGGTGGACGAACTTCTGACAGAGATTGAAGAGTTTATCAGTCAGATTCCTGATAGCAATACAAGACAGATTTTTGAACTCATTTATTTGAATGGCAATACACAACAGGAAGTCGGGGATCAGCTAGGCTATTCCAAAGGCAGAATTTCTCAGATAATCAGTGAAAATCTAAAAGATTAAACAAATTAAACAAAAAAGTGTGTTATAGTTATACTTGAGGAAATTGGATAAAGTCCAATGAATCGCCCGTGCAAAATTTTCTTGAGCATCGCAGAAATGCGGTGTTCTTTTGTTCTATAACTACTAGAATATGCTAACAAGTTGTGATATAATAAATAAAAATTTTGCACGGAGGGATAAGTATATGGGAGATAAAGAGAATATCGCAGCAGTGGGTGTAGAAGCTGTAAAGGCTGTAAGTCAGTTTAGTGAACACACATTAACTGATTTAGAGAAAATAATTAAATGGATATCCACACCGAGAGGGCAAAGCAAGGATTTTGAAGAGGCCATAGAAATCTATAAAAAGAACATAGAAGCAGATGAGAGAATTCCGGTTATAATGAAAAGTGCTATGATATCGAAAGCACGAAAGACGTTAAAAGAGTATTGCAATCAAAATGATATTTTAGAAATTGCAGAAAAATTCCTGACGGGGGAAGAGGAGATAAAAAATCTCGATGATGATTGGCTATCTTTTTTTATGGATAAGGCAAAAAATATAAATAATGATGATATAAAATTAATGTTTGGAAAAATTTTAGCGGGGGAGGCATCAGGAAAAGCGCGCATCCCTAAAAGGCTGATTCAAGCATTAGAAATTATGGAAGAGTATGATGCAAAGAATTTTAAAAATTTATGTAGCTCCATAATAAGATTTTCGGCAGCTGGAACGCGTCAATATAAAATGGTGCCGATGATAGATTTGGCTAATGATACAATGCTAGAATTGTTAGGGCTAACAGTGTCGGATTTAATGGATTTAAAAGCCATAGGTTTAATAGAGTTTAATAGCGAGAGGCCATTTATGCTCAAACTCAACCTTGCACCCCATAGTTTAGAAACGGTAATAAGATACGGTAATAGCGAAAAAATAGTTAATTTACAAGAATTAGAAGCAGGACATGTCACATTTACTAAAGCAGGAGAAAAATTAGCAAGTTTATTAGAAGAGCAGGCTATTAAAGAATACGAAATCGAAATTGAAAAATATTATAGGAGACGAAAACAACAAAAGGAAAATAATGAGTAAAGATTAAGGCACCTTCGGGTGCTTTTTTCGTGCATAAATTTAAGGACCTCTAGCTCAGTAGGTCAGAGCAATCGGCTCATAACCGATCGGTCCAGGGTTCGAGTCCCTGGAGGTCCATTTAAGAAATAAGAAAGAAGGTGGTAATGTTTGAATGAAGAAAAAAACTACATATTGGCAGAGTCTGATTACGTAGCCGGAATGAAGTATAAAGACATTGCTGCCAAGTATGGAGTCTCGATGAACACTGTGAAATCGTGGAAGAAACGATACGCATGGTCGAGGAACAAAAAGACAGGATGCATCCAAAAGGGGTGCACACAAAATAAAAAGGGTGCACACAAAAAAGAAGCCGTTGCAGAGGATGTAAGTCAGGTTGTGATTAACGATGAACTTACTGATCAGCAACAGCTTTTTTGTTTGTATCAGTCTAGGATGTTTAATTATACGAAAGCTTACATGAAAGCTTATCCAGGATGTACTTATGCATCTGCTGCCGTATTAGGAAGCAGGCTTATGAAGAATCCAGTGATCAGAAAAGAGATTGAACAGCTAAAGCAGAATCACATGAATAGAGAGATGCTAAAGCAGGAAGATATCTTTCAAAAGTTTATGGACATTGCATTTGCGGATGTAACAGATTATGTATCGTTTGGGCGAGAAAATATTCAAGTTATGGGTGCTTTTGGTCCAGTAATGGTAGAAAACAAAGAAACTGGAGAAAAAGAAGTTCTCGAAAAAGAAGTCAATACTGTGAAATTCAAACAATCTGAAGATGTTGATGGAACGCTGATCATGGAAGTGAAGCAAGGAAAAGACGGAGCGAGTATTAAGCTGGTTGATAAGATGAAAGCTTTGCAATGGCTTGCAGATCATATGGACATTGCTACAGCTGAACAGAAAGCTAAGATTGAGCAGATCAGAGCTAAGACAGCGATCATGTCCGGAACATCCGAAGAAGAGACAGAAGACGATGGATTCATCGAAGCCTTAAAAGGTGAGGTGGCAGATGTATGGGAAGAAGAATAAAAAAAACTGTCTTTAAGTTTCGGCCGTTCTCTAAGAAGCAGAAAAAGATACTTACCTGGTGGCTACCTAATTCACCCGTACATGATCAAGATGGAATCATAGCAGATGGAGCGATCCGATCGGGAAAAACTATTTCTATGTGCTTATCTTTTGCAATGTGGGCAATGGAAACCTTCAACGGACAGAACTTTGGTATGTGTGGGAAAACGATTGGTTCTTTCCGGAGAAACGTACTCTTTTGGTTAAAGCTTATGCTTAAGAGTCGAGGATACCACGTTGAAGATCACAGAGCTGATAACTTAGTTGTTATCCGGAGAGGTGGCAAAGAAAATTATTTTTACATCTTTGGCGGTAAGGATGAGCGATCCCAGGATTTGATACAGGGTATCACACTTGCAGGAGTCTTTTTTGATGAAGTTGCATTGATGCCTGAATCTTTTGTTAACCAGGCAACAGGACGTTGTTCTGTTGATGGATCTAAATATTGGTTCAACTGTAACCCAGATGGGCCGTATCACTGGTTTAAAACTAACTGGATTGATCGTGCAGATGAAAAGAAACTTGTCTATCTACACTTTACGATGGACGACAATTTAAGCTTATCTGAGCGAATTAAAGCTCGATATCGAGCAATGTATACCGGAGTGTTTTATAAGCGTTATATCTTAGGTCTGTGGGCCGTAGCTGAGGGAATTATTTACGACATGTTTAATATAGAAAAGCATGCCACATCAGAAAAGCAGTCAACAACCGGCAGTAAATACGTCAGTGTCGATTATGGTACACAGAATGCGACAGTATATCTTTTATGGGAGAAGAACCAGAAAGGTCAGTGGGTTGCTACGAAAGAATATTACTATTCTGGCCGAGATGAGACCACGCAGAAGACCGATGGAGAGTATGCAGATGACATGGAAGAGTTCCTGGAAGGAATCAATGTTGAATCAATCATTGTCGATCCAGCAGCAGCATCCTTTATCGCGGAGCTTAAGAAACGAGGATTCAAGGTTAAGAAAGCAAAGAATGATGTTCTTGATGGGATCCGATTTGTTGGAAATCTGTTAAATATAGGTGTATTACTATTCTCTGAATGTTGTAAGGAAACAATTAAAGAATTTGGCTCTTATATCTGGGATGACAAGGCATTGGAACGTGGAGAAGATAAACCAGTGAAGCAGCATGATCATTGCATGGATGCAGTGAGATATTTTGCTTACACGATCGTAAGACGTGAACGAAAATGGAGTTGATTAAATGATAAAAGAAATTATTGAGCGAATAAGGCAGGTGATAAGAAAAATGCTTGGAAAAGAAAATATTAAGGATGCGATCGGAGTTGATATTGCCGTATCGGACAAGATGGCAAGAGAAATTGATCTCTGGTCGAAGATGTATAAAAATCAGCCGCCTTGGAAACGAAAAGATCTAAAGCTTTGCGGATTGCCTGCTGCCATTGCCGGAGAATTTGCAAGGCTTGTTACGTTAGAACTAAAGACAGAGATCACAGGGAATAAGTTTCTGAATGATGAATATCAAACTGTGATTGATAATATACGAACCTATACGGAATATGCCTGTGCAAAGGGTGGACTTGCAATGAAGCCTTACGTGTCGGATGGGCATATAGAAGTGGACATGGTTCAGGCCGATCGGTTCTTTCCTGTAAAATTTAATTCCAGAGGAGAAGTTATTGCAGCAGTATTTATGGAAACTGTCACGATAGGAAAACAGGTATATACAAGACTGGAATATCATCGACACGATGAAAAGACGGCTACATACTACATTATCAACAAAGCTTTTGTAAGGCAGGACCTTGATAACGTTGAGGTGTTAGGAAAAGAAGTACCGCTTAGTGCTGTACCGGAGTGGGCCGATCTTGAAGAAACCGTCACAATCATAAATGTGAAGAAGCCGTTATTTGCATATTTCAAGATTCCGAACGCAAATAACGTTGATGATTCATCTCCGTTGGGAGTATCTGTATATTCCAGAGCGGTAGATGACATCAAAGAAGCGGATTATCAATGGACGAGGATATTATGGGAATTTGAGGGATCTGAATTAGCAATTGATGGAGACGTTAGCTTATTTAAGCGAAAAGAAAACGGAGAATTTGACCTTCCAAAAGGAAAAGAAAGACTTTTCCGAATGATGGATTTTGACGATGATAAGGAGCAGTACAAGGTATTTGCACCGCCGATCCGTGATGAGAGCCTTATCAATGGATTTAATGCGATTCTTCGTAGGGTAGAGTTTAATTCTGGATTGGCATATGGAACTCTGAGCGATCTGAACACAGTTGATAAGACTGCAGAAGAGATTAAGACAAGTAAACAACGATCATACAGCACAGTATCTGATATTCAAAAAGCTTTGCAGAAAGCATTAGAACAATTGATCTATGCAATGGATGTGATCGCACAACTTTCAAATCTAAATGGCGGTAAGAAGTATGAGGTCAGTTTTGACTGGGACGATTCGATCGTGATCGACAAAGAACAGGAACTGCAGAGTATGCAGCAGGATGCAACTGCAGGACTGATCCGAAAAGAAATATACATTGCGGCCAAGTATGGCGTATCTGAGGAAGAAGCATTGAAAATGATGCCGGCACAGGATGATCGTTTTACCATCCAGGAAGAGTAGGTGATCACAGATGCTTGATCCGAAGTATTTGGAAAAGTTCTCCGATCAGTTACTTGGCATCATTGACACTCTGACAATAGCGATCATATCTGATATGGCAAAAAGAATCGTAAAGATGGGAAATGTATCAGAGTCAACAAAACATCAGGCTGAAGTTTTACAGAATGCAGGTCTTGTTTATAAAGATACGATCAAGCGAGTAAGTCAGGTATCTGGATATCAAAAGCATGAAGTTCAGAGAATGTATGAAGAAGCAGGTGTTAGGAACTTAAAGAACGAGGCTGTATATTACAAACAGGCAGGCAAAGAAGATATTAAGTTAAATCAGTCCAATGGAATGCAGAGAATCTTGCAAGCAAATATCAGAAAAACATGCCAGGAACTTGATAATCTCACGATGACAACCGCAGTAAGATCACAGTCAGCTTACATACAAGCTTGTAATAGAGCACAGATGAAAGTTAGTTCTGGAGCATTCAGTTATGATAAAGCAATTGCAGATGCGATCAAAGAGGCAGCAGTGCAGGGAACAGAAGTCTTATATCCGTCACAGCATGTCGATAAATTAGATGTCGCGGTAAGAAGAGCTGTACTTACCGGAGTAAACCAGACTGCAGCAGAAATGAACTTGCAATACGCAAAAGATCAGAACTGTGATTATGTTGAAACAACTGCACATGAAGGAGCAAGACCAGAACATGCCGTATGGCAAGGGAAGGTCTTTTGTTTATCTGGGACTGATCCGAAGTATGAAAACTTCTATGAAGCGACAGGATATGGAACAGGGCCAGGTTTATGTGGTTGGAATTGCCGCCATAACTTCCATGCATTTTTCCCAGGAATATCGACGCCAGCATATACGCAAGAGATGTTAGATGATTATTCTGCAAAGAATGTTGAATACAATGGAAAGCAATTTACAGAGTATGAAGCGGGTCAGATGCAGAGAGGTCATGAACGACAGATCAGAGAGACAAAGAGGAAACTTGCTGGATATAATTCAGCGATCAGTGAAGCGAAAGATGATTTAAAAAATACTTTACAGAATCGGTTCAATGAAGAATCTGTAAGATTAAAGAAACAGGAAGCGGCATTGAAAGCTTTCTGTAAAGAAACAGGAAGAAGATATGAATCTGCCAGAGTTCAAATCCATGCAGTGAAGAACAAAGCAGGAGATATCGTTGGATTTGGTCGTAGTGTTGCACAGAAAGCTGTATGGAGTAATAGAAAAACAAAAGTCAATGAATCTAAATTTACAGAACGATTAACTGATTTTAATTTAGGACAAAAGGATCTGATCAATCATTGGAGCGTTCAGAGAAATTTGAATAAGTCCGACATTGGAAAAGAGACAATGAAATATATTGTTGATCATCCAGAAATTAATATAGAATTAGCATATCATGTTGATAATCCAGATAAGTTATACGGAAAGCAATGGAAAGATAATATTCGTATTTATGCATCAGACACAAAAACAATTGAAAAAACCGCTGAAACATTGATTCATGAAATAACACATCATCGATATGATATTGGTGGATCACAGTGGTCAGAATGCGTTTGCAGAGCTCAGGAGTTAAAACATAAGTATCGCCGTAATACATTGACTGCAGATGAATTAAGAAGTATAATCAAAGAAATAAAAGAATTGTATCCAGAATTACCGTGGAGGTGATTGTATATGAGATTTTGGGATGAAGTTGATGAAGCAATTAAAAAAGTAAGACAAGGGCAAGAAGCAACTTGTCCATTATGCAAAAAAGGAAAGTTAGTACCAGTTGGAAATCCAAAAACAACAAAATCATTTTATTGTGATGCATGTAAAGAAAAACTTAATTTAGATTAAACGCCATCTGATCAATGTCAGGTGGTATTTTTATACGAATTTTTAAGAAAGGAGCAAAGAAACATGAAGTCAGCAGAATAGAAGGGATGGTGATCCAAATATCTCCCGGCAGCAGGGTTAAGCTGCAGAAGACACGCAGAGAGATCTGGGTGTTATTTTTATGCAAAGAAATAACATTGGTCAGCTGATCAGACCTTAAACAGTCGGTTCGTGGCGGTCGGTTACACGCCTAAAACAACCTAATACGAAAGGAGCACAGTAACATGAAAACAGATTTTTTAAAAGGTTTAAATCTTTCCCAGGAAGTGATCGATAAGATCATGGCTGAGAACGGAAAGGATATCGCAGCAGAACAGAAAAAAGCAGAGAAGATCATTCAGGAGCGAGACAGCTATAAGCTTAAAGCGGAGAATCTTGAAACTCAGGTAAACGATGCAAATGCAGAGATTCAGAAGTTTAAAGATATGGATATTGACGGAATCAAGCAGGCAGCAGATGACTGGAAAGAGAAAGCTGAGAAAGCAAAGAGTGATGCAGATGCACAGATCTCAGAAATGAAATTTGATTATGCGTTATCTGCAGCATTGACAGGAGCGAAAGCCAGAAACAACAAAGCAGTTAAAGCACTTCTTAACATGGACGGACTGAAACTAAACGATGGAAAGATCATTGGTTTAGACGAACAGCTGTCACAGATCAAGGAAGAAAACGGCTTTTTGTTTGAAAGCGATGAACCTGCACCAACGATCGTTAAAGGAACAAATGGTGGTTCCGGCGGTATTGGTGGAAAGAAACCAAGTGAAATGACATATTCGGAACTCTGTGACTATATGGAACAGAATCCCGGAGCAGAGATTTAAATAAAGGAGTAAGAAATGGCAGGAGAAAAATTTGATTCTAAATCATTCAATCCTCAGGCATTCGGTGCCTACACAGAGAGGATCCCAAATTTAAAAAAGAACGAGCTGATCAAGTCCAGAGCTTTAAAAGGTAATCAGGATATCAAAAACACGTTCAGTTCACAGACAGGAACAGTATATGCAGTATTGCCAATGCATGGTCTGATCGGTGGAGCAGCACAGAACTATGATGGTGAGACAGATCTTAAGTCTGAAAGCACAGATACATTTGAGAGAGGTGTCGTTGTAGTTGGTCGTATGAAAGGGTGGACAGAACGAGATTTTTCAGAAGATGTCACAGGTGGCGTAAGCTTTATGGACAATGTTGCAGCACAGGTTAACGATTACAAAGCTGATCTGGATCAGACAACATTAGTAAAGATTCTGGAAGGTGTCTTTGCAATGACCGGAAAAGAAAACAAAGTCTTTGTTGATACACATACATCTGATATCACAGCAGTAACAGCAACCGACAAAGATGGAAATGTAAAGAATGTTGTCCAGGCTGATACATTAAATACAGCTTTACAGAAGGCAGCAGGAGACAATAAGTCTAAGTTTACGATCGCGATCATGCACAGCGCGGTGGCAACGAATCTTGAAAATCTGAAACTGTTAAAATATATGACACAGACAGATGCAAATGGAGTTGAAAGAGACTTAACTCTTGCAACATGGAATGGCCGCTTAGTTCTGATCGATGATTCTATGCCAACAGAAGAAGTTGCTGCAGTAGAAGAAAGTGGAACAAAAGGAGAGTCTGGTTATGTTGCAGCACAGGAAGCTTACACAAAATATACAACTTATGTATTAGGTGATGGAGCTTTTGATTATGAGGACATTGGTGCCAAAGTACCATATGAAATGTATCGTGACCCAAAAACACATGGTGGAGAAGATACTCTGTATATGAGACAGAGAAAAGTATTTGCACCATACGGCATTTCATTTACTAGAAAATCTATGGCTGCAAAATCCCCAACAGATACAGAACTTGCTGATGGATCTAACTGGACACTGGTTGATAACGGAAAAACAAATTCCGATAAGAAAGTGATCGATCACAAAGCAATTCCAATCGCAAGAATCATTTCCAGAGGGTAGGCGGTGATCCGGTATGGTGGAATATGCAGACAGGGATTTTTATGAAAATACATTTCATGGCGAGATCATACCGGAGAAAGCTTTTCCCGGCATGGTCTTAAAAGCAAGTATCTTTGTAAAATTCATTACATTTTCCAGAGTTGATGAAATGACAGAAATTCAAGAAGAAGTAAGT